ATGGATAAGGACGCGGATGCCTATGTGAGGCAGTGGTGTAGATCATCAGCAGAAAACAAAAAGACCTGCATCAGTTATGGTGGAGACATGGATTATTGACTTGACAGGTCTTTAGATTTCCTATATACTATGTAAAGAAACATTACGGAGTGTAACATGACTGTAACAACTGAAGATGGTGGACGTACAAATATGTACGCTACTGAACCCAGAATGTATATCTCGGAGACAGACGCAGAGCGTTATGGATATGAGAGTTATGCAGAAAAAGCAGAGAAATTAAATGGACGCACTGCTATGCTTGGATTTGTTGCTGCTGTTGTCTCTTATAGTTTCAGTGGTAGTGTATTTTTCTTTGGTATCTTCGGATTCTGATGACTGAATCTATTTTCACTATAACTAGTATTGCATTTCTTGTAATACTATCGTATAGTATACAACAACTATCAGAAACTTACTAATGGCATTCAACATCACATTCAAAACTCCTGAAGGGACTTCACAAACTGTAGAGTGTCAGGATGATCAATATCTCCTAGACGCTGCAGAAGAAGCTGGAATCGACATGAACTATTCTTGTCGTGCTGGTGCTTGTTCTTCTTGTGCTGGGAAGATTGAAGTTGGTAATGTTGACCAATCTGATCAATCTTTTCTTGACGATGATCAAATTTCTGAAGGGTTTGTTCTCACATGTGTTGCTTACCCAACATCTGACTGTACCATCTTGACTGAACAAGAAGAGACATTATACTAATGTTAGCAGCCCTCGCTATCACGATGCTTACCTTCCTAGCAGCAGCAATGATAACACAGTCTGGAGATGAAAATGTCTAATCCCAATCAACTTTATGAGGATATGGAAAGACTCAATGCCCTCTATGAAGAACTATGTTGGGATCATGATGACGAATTAGTGTTTACCCATGATGGTAAACAGATTTTAGTTTACAACAAAACCATACAAGAAAAAGTATGACTGGACTACCAAAGTTTTTTGAAAAAACTTCCAATCTTCCATACGATAGACACACCTACAAGGTTTATTCCAAAACAGGAAAGACTCATACATTTGATGACTACATTGAAGTATTAGGAGTTTGGTTTCAAGAAAACGATGTCCTCTCACATGTAGAGGTTCAAGACAAAAACAAAGGATTTAAATAGGAGAAACAAATGAACGAAAACGCAGAACGGATTAATGGTTGGGCAGCAATGATTGGAGTCGTTGCAGCAATGGGGGCGTATGCAGTCAGTGGCCAGATTATTCCAGGAGTTTGGTGAACACATATCTATGGTTGTTAGTAGGATTTATTATTGCTTATATCATTACAGCACCAACAGATGACGATGATGGTCCACCCGACAAGGGTATGATGAGACCAGTTTTTGAGGGGGTCGATTGACCCTCTTTTTTTCTAAATAGAAATGCCTCTTAGTGTCATCCATGTCCGAAGAAGTTAAGAAAGAAATCCCCAAAAAGAAAGGTATTCTTGGGAAATTAAAAGAAGCAGCGGATGACAAAGAAGAGCAAATTGCTATTCTGTCTACTTTTGTTAGGCTCGGCATCCTTGTTTGGAGCGGCGGAATACTCACGCTGGCATACATCAAACTTCCACCAGCACTTGGTATACCAGAACAAAAACTGGATCCGACTTTTATAGCCAGCGTTTTTACTGGGGTTTTGGCTACTTTTGGTGTTCAGGCAGCAAAGAAAGCAGGAGAAGGTGGTGGTAATGGTGGCGGCGGAATCAGTAAAGCAGATATGGAGAGACTGATTCAAGCAGCAGCACAAACTGCTCCCGCTCAAACTATTCGTGTTGAACAAGCACCAATACAAATTGGATTTGGATCAACCGATAAACCTTATCAGATGTAATCTTATGAACTTCTTTAAATGGACTGCATTAGGAGTTGGTGGTGTTGTTGCTGTGGCACACATTGGTGTTCTAGGGCACATCATCCAAGCAACAAAAACACCAGAGGTTCCAATTATTAATTTGCCTAGGGGAGATTACTCCTCTTATAGGATTGAAGCAGGTAAAGAAGGTTATACTATAGAATATAAAGCAAACGATCCTGCTATTCTAGAATCTGAAAGATCGCTTCACTTAGATAAGGATAGGAGAGGATTGTTTGGTGGTGGTAGTGAAAAGCGTGATGAATATCGTCTTGATCAATATACTATGAATGGAACTCGTAATATAGGAGGTGCTGCAATAGACAGCGAGGGAAAGTCTGCGAAAGAAGTAGAGTGCATCGTGGCGGACGCTGGAGCACGGTCACAAGGTGCCCTAGCAGGCGCTAGTATTGCCACAGGTGCCGTTGCTCCAATGCTTGTAAGTATTCCTTATATTGGATGGTTAGCATCTGGTTGGGCAGTTCTATTAGGGCAAAGAATGGGTTCTAGTATAGGTAGTGAAGTTGGTTCAGTTTTTAATGACTGCTAATCAAAACATAGTCACGAAGTCAAGATATAATATAAGTATAATGACGTAAAAATATTATAGATAGTGTAGTTGATTGAAACTATATGAAGTACTTTTTTGCGCTTCTCATCACACTATTTTTTGCTATGCCAGCATGGGCAGTAGATGTCTCAATGGGTCATAATGGAAACCTAGTGTTTGAACCGAATGAGATTACAATCTCTGCAGGCGAAACAGTTCATTTTGTTAATGAAGCACTACCTCCTCATAATATTATTGTAGAAGCACGTCCAGATCTTTCAAGAGAAGCATTACTGTTTGCTCCTGGCGAAACACAGGACGTTGTATTTGCTGACAAAGGGGACTATAATTTCTTCTGTGGTCCTCATCAGGGCGCAGGTATGACTGGTGTAATTCATGTTGAGTAAATGTCAAAGGATTATGTAACTAAAGAAAAATGTCAGGAGATGATTGATGACGCAATTCGTAGACACAACCGTAATGCTGGACTTATTTCTATGTGTGTTGGTTGGGTTGTTCTCGCTTTATTTGCTGAAGGTCTCCTTAGACTCATAGGAGTAATACCTCCACTAGTACCTTGGTTGAATATAAAACTATGATGAGCGGACTATTTGTATTTGGATTCATGTCCTTATTGTGTTATACATTACACATTACATGGCCTCTAAAATATAAAGGAAGATAAAGTATGTTTGGAACTATACTATTGTGGATTTCAATACCTTTTGTATTGACCACTATATTTTTTGGATTTTACAAGGGAGAAAACATCTACTATGAGAGCGATAACTATGACGGAAATGGAACAGCACACTAAAGAACGTTACAACTTCGCTATGAGTTCATTCTCCAGAATGTATGGTGTGAGTCATGTAAATGGGTCAACAGATATTACTAGATTTTGTATCAAGTGGGCAACTGATGAGAATACAGTTTCTCCTTCTGGCACCTTAACAGATATTGACTTTTACTTTTTAGACTTCTGGAAAACCTGGGGAGGATATCTGTGAATCTTCTAGCACATAAAGCAGCACACTTTGCTGCAGCAACACTTAATAATCCTTTTGGGGTTGGTACACTAAGTCTTGCATTAATTGTTGTGCCTATTATTGGTATACATTATGTCCACAAATATGGGTGGCAACACTGGGCACCTTTTGATAAATGAATTTATTGTTAAGACCTTTAGATAATCCAACTGATCCTGTATGGTCAGTAATTATCTGTGTAATCATTGCTGTTGGACTGGCATTAGGATATGTCATATACATATTAAACATATCGTATACGGAATTGGAAGATGGCAAAAATGACACCACCGAGTCGTAAGAGTTGTTACAATTTTAGAGTTGTAGAGGTTGTAAAAATAATTGATGGGGACACTGCGGATTTTATTCTGGATTTAGGTTTCGACTTATACAAGAAAGAAAGAGTTAGAGTTGCAGGAGTTGATACACCGGAGAAAAGAACGAGAGATTTAGAGGAGAAAGCACTTGGAATCGACGCAACAAACTGGATCAAAGAGAAACTCGAAGGCACGTTGGCTGGTGATGATGAGTTGTCTGTTAGGACTGAACTTGTTGGTGGCACTGGCAAATACGGGCGTCTTCTGGGTTGGCTTTAC